TTGGTTTTAGCCATTAGGTCTGCAACTCGGCTGGCGGTTACTTTACCGGCACGAGCCGAGAACCATTCATCGGTTCTCTGTTCCATTACAGTTCTGCCTTTCGTGCATCTTTAGCGGCAATGACTTTTGCCTTGGCTTGTGAGTCCGTACCGCAAGCGGCAATGGCGATGGCAAACTTTGCCTTGAGGTCTTCTAGGTTCTCGCAATCCTTAATGCTGGAAACGTATGCGCTAATGTCAACCGTTGGCGCTTTGCGTGAAGCAGCGTTGCCGTCATCGTCCTCTGGGGCAATACCGCAAGCCGCCATCAATGAGCCACGCCGAGCGTAGGTCAAGGCGCTCATGTAACCCTGTGGGTCTTGCTTACTGGACGGGAACTGCAAAATGCCAGCCTCATAAATTTCACCGCTTTCGTGCATAAAGACAGTCTCAACCATAATGCCGTTTGGACATTCATAGCACTTCTGAATGAGTGCAATGCCGTTGTCATTTAAGGCATCCATGACCGCTTCTACACAGGTTGCAAGGTCTGCGTAGCGCGATTTAAAGTGTGGGTTAGTGCTGTTCTTCAGTGCTGGGCTAAAAGCCTTTTGTGCCTTAACCAAGGCTGTTGCTAAGTTTTTCATTTCCATTCCCCTTTTATTTCATCGAAATGCTCTGAACCGAAAACGGTTCCCTCAAACGCAGGCATATCACCCTCTTCCATGCTCTCTTCCAAATCGATAACCGCGTCGATATAGAACTCGCTCATTGGGTCAACCAAGGTCTTGAGCAACTTCTGCCCCTCTACATTCAGTGAGTAAATCTTGCGTGTCATACATCCTCCCTTTTGAATTTGACAACTCTTATTTCACCACAAAAAACTACCATCACATATTAGGGTAAACCCCAGGAGTGGGGCTTTCGCCCCGTTGTTTAAAAGTTGTAATCGTAAAACTTGGTGGGTTGGTCAGAAAGCTGGAAGCGGCGACCGTGAGCATCTTTCCAGCCGTTCTTGCCAAGGCGAATACGAATCACTGGTGCGGTTTCATCGGATGTGATGAACCACTTTTGATTGCGCTGGTTTGAGCAGTGTGCGCTGAAGCCGCCAACGTGGAACTCCAGCTTTACGCTATCGTCACGCTCGGCGTTCATTTCACGCACTTCAATGGTCTTGTCGCTAACAGCGCGAATAACCTCAAATGGGTTAACGTCTGTGTAGCCGTAATGGTTTGCATATTGAGTCATTTTAAATCTCCCTTTGTGTTGCGATGTGTGTATCTTAACATCAAAAAAAACACATCAAGTCTAGGGGTTTTCCCTAATTTTCAAAAAAAGTTGTTTCTGGCGTAATTGAGCAACATAGGAGGCGACCGCATGAATGAAACGCTTGATGATTTTTTGGCAGACCTAAACGCGCTAATGCGTCAATTGCCCATGACTGATATTGAGTCCGTCTTGTGGCTTAACAGCTTGCAATACAACTGCGTGATGGCTGCTGAACGCATCCAGCGCGAAGACCTAAACAAAGAGAATTTCGGAGGTACAGATTGAACCCCTATGACCGCCAAGTGGACGGCGACCACTACCAGAAACTAGCCATTCAGCCAATGCAGTATTCCATGCTGAACAACCTTGATGCGTGCCAGCACACGGTCATCAAATACGTCACCAGATTCAGGGACAAGGGTGGCATCAAAGATTTGGAAAAAGCCAAGCACTGCATTGATATGTTGATTGAATACGAGTTAGCACAAGCCGAAAAGACTGAGCTATAATTGATTGAAACGCGGCTAGGTCGGACTAATTACCCGGCTGAATGGAGTTCCCTCCCTCTCCCCGCCGCCGTTTCTTTTATCAAGGGAGATAAAAGGCGAGAGTATGTTTTACTATTCTTTCAATATTGGTGACTACCAAAGTCACACATCGCACCTTTCCGAAATGGAAGACCTTGCGTACCGCCGTATGCTTGATTGGTGCTACCTCCACGAAAAACCACTACCTGACGAAGTTGATGAGATAGCTAGACAGATTAGGATGCGTTCGCATAGCGATTGCATTGCGGTCGTATTGCGAGAGTATTTCGTTCGCACTGATGATGGGTGGATTTCTGAGCGTGTTCAGTTTGAGTTGTCCAAGATAGCAGACAAGTCAGACAAGGCTCGCAAGTCCGCAGAGGCGCGTTGGAGTACAAAGAAGACCGATGCGAACGCATCAGAAACGCATAACGGTCGCAATGCTATACCAATACACCAAGACACCAATACACAAATACACCAAGTTAAAGCAACGCGCGGTTCGCGGTTGCCAGCCGATTGGAAGCCTAATGCTGAATTAGCAGAGTGGTCAAAGGCAGAAAGACCAGACCTTGACTTACGCAAAGTCTTTGCTGAGTTCAAAGATTATTGGTCATCAATTCCAGGCACTAAGGGTGTTCGGCTCGACTGGGATGCGACTTGGCGCAACTGGGTACGCAAGCAAACAGCACCCAAACAATCTTTTGCCCAACAAGCCGCTGATGTGGCTCGCACTACCGTACCGCCACCGCCAAACCAAGATGCTGCGCTCAAGCAAATCATTGCTGACCGTGAGAAGTGTTCACCACCGCCAGCGCATATCCGAGAGATGATGAAAGGTATTTTGGGGGTGAAAAATGCGTAAACGTAGCAAATACAAACCCAAGGGCGTCCGACTGGATGCAATGAACTGGGTGGTCACTGGCATGACCAAGGTATCAGCCAAAGAATCCGAATACGTCACGATGCACCTGAAAAACATGAGTGCGCTCGATTCACTTGCCAAAGGTACTGCCAACAAAAAAGAGATAGATATTGTCATTGGCGTAATAAACGTTGCAGAGGCGCTTTGTGAGCTTGGGGTAGGGTCGGAGTACCACCAGCTTGTTTTAGACGCTTCTAGCGCCCTTTACGACGTTTGTAGGAGGTCTTTTGAGATAAACGATAGGTTCATTTGTCGCGGTTCTGAACTCTCAGCCATAAAATTGGGCTACGAGGTTCACGACGCCCAGATGGAGGCTACCACCATCGGTATGCTGGACAAAGCGTTGGATGTAATTGACAAGACCATCCGAGCGCAGAAAGCGAAGGTGATTGCATGAGGGGCGGTAAAAACCCAGCAAAGCGCGTAGATGCCTACCTGTTCGCTAAGACTTGGAAGATGTTTGATATGGGTCGGGAAGTGGATGCTCACCAGTTGGCAGACTCGCTTGAGGTATCTATGCGGACATCTTGGCTCTGGCTAAGAACCCTGCATGAGATGCGCTGCATCCATATCGTCGGTTGGAAAAAAGACACTATTGGGCGCGACCAGACCCCGATTTATTTGGGTGGGGATGGATTTGACAAGCCAAAGTCAAAACGCACGCCAGAAGACCGCAAGCGCAAATATCACGAAAAGAAAGCACGTTTAAAGGAGTTGATATGAAAAAAAATGTTCAGACAGAGTATTTGTTAAGTTATGAAGAATTGAGAGAAATTCTTGACGCATTAGGTGATTGCATCAATACGATTGAGTGCGTTTACGGTCATACAGACGACCGCGCAATGGAAAAATATAGCATCGAAGAAAGGTGCATCGCTGGTGGCAGTGTGTATTCCAAATATATGGAAATGCTATGAGCAAGGGTTCAGCACCAAGACCGTTTGACGTAGACCGTCAGGCGTTTGAAAATAACTGGGATGCAATATTTGGAAAACGTAAACCTGCAAATAATGGTGACCAACATGACAATCTGGGCAACAAGGGTGAGGAAAATAAAACCGTACCCGACGATTCCGACCGAGGTTAAAGATTATTTTTTGGAGCCTAGCGATGTTGATTGGGAAGATGCTGTGGTTGTTGTATCTTGCGCCTGTGGTCTTAGCCTTATTGTGGGGTTTGCTTACGGGTTATTACTGGGAGCAATCCGATGACCTACGAAATGGCGATGAAGATTCTGGACAGAGTGCGTGATGGAGCGAACTACCCCACCCACGTTATTACCGAAGCCCTCAAAGCGACAGGAGACTTGGAAGCCCCGGTTTACTGATGAGCAAAGAGCCAAGTTTGAGCGCATCGCTGCCATTGACCGACGAGCTAACAACATGGCATACGCACGAGAGTTGGTTCAAATGTTTTACTGGCGTGACCCAAGAGATAGGAAACAATGGTTCGCGGAGACAATGCAACGCATTACCAAAAAACAAGGGTATGCCTACGCACAAACAATAAGGTCATACATGACCGAAATAAGGATGCATGAGTATGAAATTTTCAATCAGGGAGCCTCTGGAGGGAGTTCAAAAGATGAGGGCGGCGTGGGAAAAGATGAAGCCAGCCCTTGAGTCTGGGATGGTTCTGACGGTGGAAATCAAGCAAGAAAATCGTTCGCTGGAACAAAATTCTATGTATCATTCCATCATCCACCAGATAGCTAAACAAGCCCGACATCACGGTTCTACTTGGGATACAGAGTCTTGGAAGCGACTCTTGGTGGATGCCTACACTAGAGAGCAATGGTCTGGAACATCGGGGCAAGTCATTCCCAATTTGACAGGGGATGGTATTGTTCAATTGGGGCTTCAAACACGAAAATTTACAAAGCAGCAAGCATCAGAATTTACCGAGTGGTTAATGGCTTGGGCGGCTCAAAACGGGGTGGAAATCCATGAGTAAGAAGTGCAAAGAGTGCAAGACGCCATTTACCCCAGTGCGCCCGATGCAGAGCGTGTGCGGCCCAGCCTGCGCGATGAAGGTTGCGCGTAAAGTGGTCGAAAAAAAAGACAAGAAAGAGACCAAGCTGAAGCTGGATGCGCTCCAGACGAAACCCCAGTTGGTCAAGAAAGCACAGACAGCGTTCAACGCTTATATCCGCGCCAGAGACGCAGGCAAACCCTGCATTAGTTGCGATACACCACTTGGCAGCGAACCAAACACTTTTGACGCTGGGCACTACCGTTCTGTGGGTTCTGCACCTCACATGAGGTTTGTCGAGGATAACGTCCACGGTCAATGCAAGCACTGCAATAACTGGCTCGGGGGTAATGCGGTCGAATACCGAAAGCGCCTATTGGAGCGAATTGGTGAGCGTCAATTGGAACTTCTGGAGTCTGATAGCACCCTGAGAAAGTACACCAAAGAGGGGCTAGAGGAAATCGCCAGACACTACCGAGCAGAGGCTAGACGACTTGCAAGAGAGCGTCTAAACTGAACCCAGTTCTCCTGTTGGGTTGCACCAACTTACGCCTGCCTTGCGGTGGGCGTTTTTTTGGGTAGAATTGCATTACCTTTGTTTTAGGGGATACACATGACGACTATGGATAAAGTCGGGAATTTAGAAAGCATTGCAATTGATGCGCTGATTCCCTATGTTCGGAACAGCCGCACACACTCAGACGCTCAAGTCGCCCAGATTGCGGCAAGCATTAAAGAGTTTGGGTTTACAAATCCCGTACTGATTGACGAAGATGGCGGCATTATTGCTGGTCACGGTCGCACGTTAGCCGCCCGTAAACTGGGACTAGCTGAAGTGCCATGCTTACGGCTGTCTTACTTATCCGAAGCGCAAAAGAAAGCCTACGTTATTGCCGACAATAAGCTAGCGCTAAATGCTGGGTGGGACGATGAGATGCTCAAGGTTGAATTGTCCGAACTAAAGGACTTGGATTTTGACCTATCCCTAATTGGCTTTGATGCCGACGAATTGGCAAACCTACTGGAGCCTGAACAAGTGGAAGGCTTGACCGATGAGGATGAAGTCCCAGAGCTACCAGAAACGCCTGTAACGGTTGAGGGGGATGTTTGGATACTTGGCAACCACCGATTGATGTGCGGTGATAGCACCAGCATTGATGCGGTTGAAAAGTTAATGGCTGGAGTTTATCCAGACCTTATACATACTGACCCCCCTTATGGCATGAACGCTGTTAGCAAAAGTTCTGTATTAAAGGCAAATTACGGAACAGACATTCTTGGTGATGACAACCCCGATGTGGCAAAAGATGCTTTTAATTTGATATTTGGTCTTTATCCAGAGGCAAAACAAATATGGTGGGGCGCAAATTATTATTGTTCGGCTTTGCCAGATAGTGAGTGTTGGCTTGTCTGGGACAAGAATAATGGTCAATCAGACCAAACAGATTGTGAACTGGCGTGGGCAAATTTCAGAAGCGTTGTTAGGCAGTTTACCCAAGCAAGCGAAAAGAAAAACAGGGTGCATCCAACACAAAAGCCAGTTTCGCTAATGGAATGGATTATTAAAAGATTCAACTTGTCAGCCAAAACAATTGCAGATTACTTTGGTGGTTCTGGTTCAACATTGATTGCCGCCGAAAAAAATGGCATTGACGCTTACATCATGGAGTTTGACCCAAAATTTTGCGATGTAATCATTAAGCGGTGGCAAGAGTTCACAGGCAAGACTGCCTATCACGAGGTGACTGGTGAAGCCTTTGCGGAGGTTGTGAATGGCTAAGATAGGCAACCAAGGCGATGGTGGCGGACGCCCACCAATAGTGTTTGACGAAGCGCAGACCGTACAAGTAGAGGCGCTTGCTGCTGTATTGTCCAAAGCGCAAATGGCTGATTACTTCAACATCAGCGAAACAACCCTGCGTGAGGTAGAAAGCCGACAGCCAGAAGTTTTTGACGCATATAAAAGGGGTAAAGCTAAAGCAATCGGTAATGTGGCTAAAAACCTAATAAGTCAGGCGCAAATGGGAAATATCACGGCGGCTATCTTTTACTTAAAGACGCAAGCTGGCTGGAAAGAGGAAAAAGAACCCGAGCGCGAATTGCCACCTATTCAAATTCATGTCAATTCACCTAACGATACCGCAAAGCAAGATATTCCAGAATAAGACCCGATTTAGGGTAGTTGTTGCTGGTCGGCGTTTTGGCAAAACATTCTTGTCAACCGCAGAACTATTAAGCGCGGCTATGTCTGGCAAAAACAAAAACTGCTGGTATATTGCGCCAACCTACAAATCGGCAAAAGAGATTGCATGGGATATGCTGATTGACCAAATACCAGAAGGTTACATTAGCAAAAAGAACGAGTCCGCTCTTTCTCTTAAACTTAGGAACGGCTCGACTATATCGCTTAAAGGCGCAGAAAAGCCAGACAATTTGCGTGGTAGGGCTTTGGACTTTGCCGTAATGGACGAATACGCCGACATGAAGCCAGAAACATGGTATGAGGTTATTCGACCTGCGTTATCTGACCGCGAAGGCTCTGCAATGTGGATTGGCTCACCAAAGGGGCGAAACCACTTTTATGACCTTTGGGGTTTTGGGGTGGATAAACGTGATGGGTGGGATTCGTTCCAATTCACCACGCTTGATGGCGGCAACGTATCGGCAACCGAGATTGAGGCGGCAAAGCAAGACTTAGATGAACGCACGTTTAATCAGGAATACCTTGCTCAGTTTGTAAATTATTCTGGAATCATTTACTACAACTTCAGCCGTGAGGAATCGGTTAAGCACATGGTTGATGATGATTCTACTTTGCATATCGGCATGGACTTTAACCTTGACCCAATGAGTGCCGTGGTTGCCATCCGTGAAGGTGGGGACTTAAAGATTATTGACGAGTTGGTAATTTACGGGTCAAATACAGATGAGATGGCAGACGAGATACGACAGCGGTATCCAAAGCGAAGGGCTATTATTTACCCTGACCCTGCATCACGCCAACGAAAAACATCGGCTGGCGGTCGAACTGATTTATCAATTCTGCAAAACGCTGGGTTTGAGGTTAAAGCGCCTAATTCTCATACGTCAATTCGAGACCGAATCAACTCGGTCAATGCTAGGTTAAAATCTGCTGACAATGTACGTCACTTGTTCGTAGACCCAAAGTGCAAGCAAACGATTAAAAGCCTTGAGAGGCAGACGTATAAAGAAGGTACATCGCAGCCCGATAAGGACTCAGGCTTTGACCACATGAATGACGCTTTGGGCTACTTGGTTGACTACCTATACCCAATTAAGAGAAAATATGACGTACCTCAGCCTATTAGGTGGACATAAATGAGTAAATTTACTGATAAACATCCCGATTACGACGACAACCAAAACCGCTGGGAATTCTACCTCCGCAGCTACATGGGTGGCGAAGATTATCAGGGTGGCAACTATCTGACCAAATATGTCAATGAGGACAAAGACGAATACAACCGTCGATTGATGCTCACACCGATTGACAACCATTGCCGCAACATCGTCCACATCTACTCAAGCTACCTATGGCGAGTGCCGCCCAAGCGTGAGTTTGGCGCATTGGCTGGCAATGTATCCCTTGAGTATTTTCTAAAAGACGCTGACCTTGATGGTCGCTCTTTTGATTCGTTCATGCGTGAGGCTCAAGTGTGGGCTTCTGTGTATGGTCACGTTTGGCTAATGATGGATAAGCCTAAGTCCACCGCTGGCACACGCGCTGATGAATTAGCACAAGGCATCCGTCCCTACATTAACCTGTTTACGCCTGAAAATATCTTTGATTGGCGCTATGAGCGCATGGCGTCTGGGCGGTTCCAGTTGTCTTACCTCAAGGTTCGGGAGTCAATCGTTAGGGACACCGCCACGGACGTTAAGCAAACTTTCCGAGTGTGGACAAATGATACGATTCAGCTTTACGAGGTTGCCAATGAGACCGAGCGTCTTGTTGAGGAGATGGATAATCCAATCGGCGTTATTCCCGCTGTCTTTGTTCCAGCGCAACGTTCGATTAAGCGCGGCATTGGTATTAGCGACCTTACGGATATTGCCTCAATGCAAAAGGCAATCTACGAAGAACTGAGCGAGATTGAGCAACTTATCCGCATCAGTAACCATCCCACTTTGGTCAAGACCTTTGACACAGACGCAACTGCTGGGGCTGGCTCGGTCATCAATATGCCTGATGACTTGGACGCTAACCTAAAGCCGTACCAAATCCAGCCTAACGGCGGCAACTTGGACGCTGTACGCGCTGCCATCAATGACAAGGTGGAAGCCATCAACCGCATGGCTCACATGAGCGCCATCCGAGGCACAGAAGGTCAAACCAAGTCTGGCATTGCTATGCAGACCGAGTTTCAAATGCTCAACGCACGCCTGTCTGAGAAGGCTGACATCTTGGAGTTGGCAGAGGAGCAAATCTGGGCGCTGTTCTGCATTTGGCAAGGCGTAACACCCGATGTGCAGGTGTTCTACCCAGACTCATTCGATGTGCGGGATTACCCCAACGAACTGACTTTCTTGCAGGGAGCCAAAGCCTCTGGTGTGAACTCACGCACATTCCAGCAAGAAGTGGACAAGCGTATTGCCGACTTGGTGCTGGATGATGAGGAGTTAGACCGCGCCTATACAGAGATTGAGCAGAATACGCAGGTTATTGGTCAGTTCTAATGGCAACAGATAAGCAGCACGCCAGATTTGTTGAGGCACTTGGCGAGGCGCACGAAAGGCGCATTGTCGAGGCTTTAACCGCTCTGGAAGATTCGCTTGCTAATCTAATTGGCAAAGCACCACTAAAGCAGGGTGCGCTGTTTGATTTGGAATGGGCTATTCAGGCACGAAAAGACATATCTGCCGCAATCCAGACCAACTACCTTACAGAATCCAGCCGAATCGTTGATGAGTACACCCAAGCCGCAGTGTCTGCTGGGAATATGCTCAATCAATATGGTGATTTTGTTGGCGTGACCGATGATGTCATTAGGGCACTAAAGACTCAATCTTTCCAAGGCTTTCAGGATATTGCCAGCACTTTCCTTAATGAGTTAGCCACTGAGGTCTACCAAAACACCATCTCAGGACGTAGCGCAGCCGAGTCTGTGAAGGCTATTCGCCAAAAGATTAACGGCGTATATGCCCAATCTGACCAAGTTGAGATTCAGAAACTGGTGAATATTGCCAACGCTGGTGGAGCCGCCGCAGAGGAAGCAATCAGAAAGCTACACAGCATTTATGCCGCTGACAAGCTAGGTAACAATATGCGCCGCTACTCTAGCCAAATGGTGCATGACTCGCTAATGCAGTTTGATGCGTCTATCGTCACCAAGACTGGCATGGAATCGGGCGCTGATGCTTGGCTGTATTACGGCTCAAACATTAACGACACACGGGAGTTTTGCCGCACCCACTCTGGTAAGACTTACACAGAGGAGCAAATCAGGGAAATCTGGTCTGGAAACTGGGCTGGAAAATCATCGGGTGACCCGTTCATTGTCCGTGGTGGGTATAACTGCCGCCATCATTGGCGACCTGTTTTCACGGAGCTAGAGGATGCGCCGCCTGTTGTAGAAGATATAACCGAGGGTAAACCCCTATATCAAATTCCTGCCAATCTGAAATCATCAAACCAAATTGGCGATTTTGCCACCTCAATGAACGCACTTTCTGACGACCAAATCAGGCTTGTCAATAAGTTGCCGCCAATTGAGGAATATGCGATTGAAAGCGAAAGAGGTTATTACCAACCATCTAAAAGAAAGTTGGTCGCTCGACCGCTGAAGGATGGCGGGTCAATCGTTAGGCATGAGTATGGTCATCACGTTGACTTTGAAATTGGCAGAAAAGTTGGCAATGCTGGTGTTTTTGGCGTATCGGCTACCGACAAGGCTTTTGTTGCAGCTTATGAATTAGACAGGAAAGGTTTAAATCTGCACAAGGCGGCAATGTTTGAAAATTCAGTTAAGTCACTTCAAGCCGAAATTTATGATTTCAAAGAAGTAACAAATTCTTATGGTAATACGATACGAAAAAAGGTATTAAAAGACGATGAACTTGGCAACTACTCTGATATTGTTGACGCACTAAGCCACGGCAAAATGTGGACAATGTTTGGAGGTCATGGACATGGAACTTCTTATTACAAGCGGAAGGGTTCTCGCCAACAAGAGGCTTTTGCCAACCTATTTGCATTGAGAAATACAAAGTATTGGGAGCTTGTGCAGCAAAGGATGCCCAACATGGCGACAAGGTTTGATGAAATAATTAAGGAGTATTTAAATGAAGGTTCTTGAATTTAAAGACATTATTCAGTTGCATATAGATAAATTTGGTGTTGAGCCTGTTATCACTGGCATCAACTATGCAACCTCTGGCGACATAGAAGATTTGATTCTTGAGGCAATAGCTGCTGAAGTTCCCTATGTCGAGCAAGAAGTCCCAGAAGGCGTTTCAACTTAGGGGTTAGCCATGCCAAAGAAGCTAGAAATGGAATTGCGTAAAGAAGCCAAGAAAAAGCGTTTGGGCGAAGAGCGAACTAATGCTTACGTTTATGGTACATTACGCAAAACGGGTTGGATTCCCTCTACACAAAAGAAGAAATCCAAGTAATTGTTTTTTAACCACTCGAAAGAGGATACGCACATGAGCGATGAAATCA